TTTGATGATCTGACCGCAAAAGCACAGGAGATGGGCGCAACGACCAAGTTTACGGCTACAGAATCAGCTGAGGCGTTTAATTACATGGCTATGGCAGGATGGAAGCCACAGCAGATGATTGATGGTATATCCGGTATTATGAGTCTTGCAGCAGCATCTGGCGAAGACCTTGGTACGACTTCCGATATTGTGACAGATGCGCTGACAGCTTTCGGATTACAGGCGGGTGATGCAGGGCATTTTGCTGATGTTCTTGCTCAGGCGAGCGCCAATGCCAACACAAATGTGTCAATGCTTGGAGAATCGTTTAAATATGTCGCTCCTGTTGCTGGCGCTATGAATTACAGCGTTGAAGATACATCTCTTGCGCTTGGTTTAATGGCAAATGCAAGTATTAAAGGTAGCATGGCCGGTACCGCACTTAAAACATCTTTGGCAAATATGGCGGCACCTACAGACAGCATGGCAGCAGCTATGGATAAATACGGAATCAGCCTTACAGATTCTGAAGGAAACATGAAATCCCTTCGAGGAGTAATAGATAATCTTCGAGGAAGCTTGGGTGGACTTTCTGAGACTGAGCAGACAGCAGCAGCTTCAACCATTTTCGGAAAAGAGGCCATGGCCGGCATGTTAGCAATCATCAACGCCAGTGAAGAGGATTACAACAAGCTGAGCACAGCAATTGGCAATTCAAAAGATGCGGCAGAGGGAATGGCTGACACGATGCTGGACAACCTTAAAGGCTCCTTTACATTAATGCAGAGCGCTATCGAAGGCACAGAGAACGCCTTCGGGAAACGTCTATCTCCATACCTGAGAGATATTGCAGGCGGAATAGCTGATGCAATGCCAGGGATAACAGACGGAATCAATGCGGTTATGGATGTGGTAGATGATAAGATTGCAGGCGTAAAACGCAAGATCACTGACATGACCAGTTCTGACGAGTGGAAGAATGCAGATCTGTTTGGAAAGATAGACATAGCATGGGATTCAATAATCGCAAAGCCGTTCGGGAATTGGGTTTCTGGAGATGGCGCGCAATTAATATCCAGTGGGCTGGGCACATTATTTTCGAGTGCAGCGGCTATTCTTCCTGGCGGTGAAAAAGCGGGATTAACATCTTGGTTAAGTGCAGGGATTCTTGCAAAAGGAGCAGCTACGGTTGCTCAAAAAGGGAAAAGCATAGTGGAAACCTTGTCTCCTATCGGAGATGCTATTGGCAACATCACAGAGGCAGCTGGAAATGCAAACGATGTGATGGACTTTGCAGGCAATCTGAGTTCCATGATTCCTGTAGGAGCGAAAGTTGGACTTGCGGCAGCGGGAATTACAGCGGCGATCATCGGTATTAAGCTTGCGATCGACAAGTACAATGAGACACAGCTGGAAAATAGTCTTGAAGATCATTTCGGAAAGATTAAATTATCTGCAGATGAAGTCAAAGATGCAGCGGCAGGAATACTGAATCAGAAGTACCTTACCAATGTTGAACTGGCATTGAATGAAGTACAGAATGCCGACAATCTGAGAGCTGAAGCGCAGAAAGCTTTGGAATCAAATGATGTTCTTGAATTCAAGAGCAGAGTTGGAATCACTTTGACAGCTGATGAACAGCAGGAATATACGGATAATATTAATACTTTTGTCGAAAGCAAGATATCTGAGTTGGAGAGTCGTACATTTGCGGCTCATATTCACGTTCAGACATATCTTGGAGGGACAGAAGATGGACAGACATTAGCCCAGAACATCAAGGAATGGGCTAGAGCGGACAATTTGGAATTATCCGATTTATCCAACCAGCTGTCACAAAAAGTCTCTGAGGCCTTGAAAGACGGCATCATTGATGTGAATGAAGAAGAAGCTATTAGTGCTTTACAGGAGAAGATGAATAACATTACTGCCCGTTGGAAAGAAGCTGAAGCACAAGCACAGTGGGACTGGATTAAACAGGAATACGGACATATGAGCGCTGCTGACCTGGAAAGCGGTTCGTTTACAGACTTGATGGATGAAATGCGAAGCCAGCGCGAGACTGCAATGGAAAGCATTAAAGCAGATACGACTCAGTGGTATTCGGAATTGGAGGCAATGAAGGACTATGGAAGAATTACTCCTGAACAGTATGAGAGCTACAAAGAACAGACTGGATGGTATGTAAGAGGCCAGGAAGGTTCCGAATTGTCGAAGAGCCTTGAACTTGGAAGCAACACTTTGAATGATACATACGGTGAGAAGATTACCGGAAACATCCAGACCCTTGCAGAAACGGCTCAAACGGCGTTAAATAGCGCGGAAGCCAGTTTAATAAATAAAAATTCTGGTCAGATAGCAAGTGCATTTAGCAATACATTTGATACGCTTGGAACTGGAAAAGGCTTTTTTGGACTTGGTGGAGATGCTGACCAAAGCGCGCTAAATGAATTATATCAGTCTATGAAGCCAGATGTGACTTCTATGCAAAATTTAATAGATCAATATCGGGAAAGCGGCCAAGCAATTCCTAAGTCTCTTATGGATGGATTTAACGAAGCTATAAAAGTTGGTGCAGCAGCAGGAGATGAAGATGCCGCTTGGCAAGATTACGCAAACCGTACATTGGCAAGTTGTAGCAAAGAAATGAAAAGTGCGCTGACAGATCCGAATAATGAAATGTATGAAGATATACGCAGAACTCTTCCAGAACAGTTCAAGAATGCAATTGATCGAGCTACAGCAGATACAACTGACAATGAGATTACACTTGAAGGGCTGAGAGCTGCTGTCGATGGTGACGTAGACATAGATAAGGATGCATGGGTATCAGCGCTGAATGAAAAACTGGGAGATCTTGCAACTACTGAAGAGGTTACTGCTGACAGCATAAAGATTAAAGTTGAGCAGGGGGATTGCCTTTGGGAAATTGGCAATGCTCTTGGAATTGACTGGCAGACTATTGCGGAACAGAATGGCATCGAAAGCCCATACGTTATTCATCCAGATCAGGAACTCACCATCTCCATGGACACAATAACTGCTGAAATGGACGGAGATAAGGCGCAGGCTGCTATCGAGCAGGCAATGTCGGCTCTGGATGCTGAAGGGGCTGAAATGTCCGTTACAGCAGAAGGAGTGAAAGTTGATCTGGCAAATGTTGAAGTGGATTCCGATGTAGCAGCAGCTCAAATTGAAGCGGCTCTTGGTATGGAATCCGGGACACTTGCAGCCAACGGCATTGAAGTACAGGCAGGAGCAACCGTAACAATTCCGCAGGAACTGGTACAGGTTGATACTTCTGGTATACAGAGCGCAACCGCAGAACAGACCGAAACGGAACCGGTTGAGACAAATACAACTGCAAACGTTAATATCACTGATGCGACCACAGATGCGTCCGGAGCAAAAGAGCAGGCACAGTCAGAGGTAGAATCTACATTCTCTGAATCTATGCCGACAGACGGACACACTGACGTAACACTCGATCAAACAAATAATGCCGCTGAAGTATATTCTGAAGTTGCAGGAGAAGTACAGTCTACATTTTCAAATCCGATTCCTGCGTCTTGTACAGTTAATGTAACTCTTGACTGGCATATCACGAACCCTAGCGCCGGAATAACAACATCTGGAAGCGGTTCTTCTGTAAAGGCATCTATTGCAGGCAATGCGGAGGGAAGCATCGTTACCAGACCGTTATTATCCTGGGTAGGCGAAGATGGTCCAGAAGCCATTATTCCTCTTGGCTCAAAACGCCGAGACAGAGGCATGGACTTGTGGTTACAGGCTGGACGGGCATTGGGTGTCAAAGAGTATGCAGACGGCGGCATGATTGGAGATGTCCCACTGTCAGGAGGTTCCTCAGACTCATCTTCCGGAAGTTCTGGTAACAATGGCGATAAAGGACAAATCGTTGTCAATATGAATCCTGTCTTCAACATTAACGGAGAGGGCGGCAATGACACAGTAAATTCAATCAAAGAGAAGCTTAAAGAATTAATCAATGAGATGTCTGGAGAACTGGCATCAAGATTACTCGAATCATACGCAAATATGCCGACGTAGAAAGGGGAGAGGGCATGGAGATATATTTAAAAGAGGCGGCAAATAAGCAATCTTGTCTTCGCTTTCCTTCTCTCCCAGACAAGGAGATTACTGTTAAGGGAAATTCAAAATACCAGAAGTACGATCTGATAAAAAAAGGAACCTTTGCATTTCCGGCTGGTCCAGATATCAGATCATATGAATGGGATGGATACCTCTGGGGAAGAGCCAGAAAAAAGATGTCCGCCATACATACGAAGTGGCTGGATCCGAAATCTGTTATAAAGAAGCTGGAAAACTGGCGAGATAAGGGAACGGTTCTGAACCTTATCATTTCTGCCGGCGGCGG